AGACCAAAGTCAGTATGTGAGCATTGTTCTGCAACTTATATTATTATACACGAACTGCCAGAAGATATGTATACAGAACAGTATTGTCCATTTTGTGGCGAAGAACATGAGGACATTGAAGAAGATGTGTTATTAAATGAAGATTGGGATTGATTATAGTTTAAGCTCACCTGGCGTATGTGTTAATTCAAGTGAAGATGAATTTCAGTATGAAGATTGTAAATTCTATTACCTAACCAACACAAAGAAATACGAAGGCACTTTTAAAGAAAAGATTGCGTTTGGAACAAGCGCTGTTGAGTATATTGGTACGCCACACAGACCATATAATAGCGAACCCGAAAGATATAATAACATTGCGAATTGGGTGATTGATATAATTAAATCCCAACCTCAACTGATGATTGGCAATCTTTGGGAGAAACAACCAATAATTCAAATAGAAGATTATTCATTCGGTTCCACGGGAAGAGTATTTCATATCGCAGAAAATCTAGGGTTATTAAAATATAAATTAAAAATTGAGTGTGGTTGGGATTATACTTTGATTGCACCTTCTGTTATTAAGAAGTTTGCGACAGACAAAGGTAATGCAAATAAAGAGATGATGCTTCACGCATTTCGAGAGGATACTGGAGTTAATCTCGAAGAATTATTTGAGTCGAGTGTAAAATCACCAATTTCAGATGTAGTGGATGCGTATTTTATCTGCAAATATCAAGAAAAATAGAGTCAAGTTTTTTATTTTTCTAAATATAAGCAGATACAACCTAAAAAGTGCGTATCTAATCCGAAATTTGATTTGATATCTCAAGCTTCATAAACTCAAGGCGTGGAAAATGACAAAACTAAAATTATTCTATACTAAAATCCTCTCATTCTTTAAAAAGAACGCAGCTTCATCTCAAAGCAGCGATGATGATGATATTTGGTTCAGAATACCGTTATAATTCACGCCTAAGAGTATCTTATTTTCAAAAAAATATACAATTATCTCAATTTTTACGGGTTATTTCTGGAATAACGCTTGACTTCCTTCCAGAAATCGAGTATAATATACATTAAGGAACAAATTAGGAGATAACATGAAAAAACTAATCGCTATATTTGTAGCATCTATTATTTCAACAGTATCATTAGCACAAAACCCATATCCAGTCGATAACGCAATTGTATTCGACCATTATAATGGTGTTATTAAACAGGTGCCTTATGATGTTGAAGTGTGTAAACGAGTACGACAAGGCACAGGTGATGGTAGTGCTACTAATGAAATCATTGGTGCAATCTTCGGTGGTGCAATCGGTAACCAGTTTGGTGAAGGTGATGGTAAAGATGCAATGACTTTAGCAGGAATGTTTTTAGGTGCCTCTTTGGCGCATGATGAAGAACTTGCTCAAGGACCTGGAGTAATTACTACCAAGTGCTATATTGAAACAAGATATGAAGAAGCTGTACACAGTCAAGTCTACAGCCATTCAACACTAACATTTAAAATCAAGGGCAAAAAGTACAGAGTTGATTTTATAAAATAATGAAAGATTATGACAGTAACAGTTTACAGTAAACCTGCTTGTCAGTATTGTGGTAAGGCAAAAGCTTTATTAACTAGCCTTGGATATGAATATACTGAAAAAGTGGTTACTAAGGACATTTCTTTAGAGGAATTCTTTAAAGAGATAGGTAAGACCGTAAGAACAATACCACAAATTATGATTGATGATGAGCATATTGGTGGTTATAATGAACTTACTGAATATTTTGCTGACCAAGGCAAAATTAATTACAAAGGCGACCTTATATAATGGAAGAAAAACTTAGTGGGAGTGTTTTTAAAAAGATAACACCAAGATTTGATATTACTTGGTATCTTAAATGGCTTTCAAGCATTTTCATTCTATGTGGTATGGCGCTAATTAGTGCCGGAGTCTATCCCCTATTACAACTAACAATCTCACTAATCGGTGTTACTGGTTGGGGTGTGGTTGGTATGATATGGCACGACAGGGCATTAATTTTTATTAATAGTGTAGCAGTTTTTATCTATACAACTGGTATACTGAAACTTCTTATAACAAGTGAGGTAATATAATATGATGACAGAAGAAGAAAAGCAAGAAAAAATAAACAAACGGATGGCGGCTCTCCGTGCAAAAAGAAAACCACCAAAACTAGCAAATGTACACCACACGGTGAAAGCATTACCAGATGATGATACACTTTCTTATGCGAATGTCAGAAAATGGATAAAAACACAAGAAGGTATTGTTAAGTCTGCTAGATTGGTTGAACGCTCAAGAAGCAACGACATATCACAAAAGGACAAAGACAAGGCAATGAGAACACGAATTGGTGCTCAGGCCTACATTCGTTCTATTAAAAATTATATCAGTACAGGTGATTGGTCGACTATGTATTATGGTGAATATGAGGACCAATTAATGCAATGGGTAACTGTTGCCCCAGCGGGTGAAAAGATATAAATAGTAGTAACAATTAATAAAGAACTATGATAACTGTAACAGACACCGCAGCTCAAAAAATACTTTCATATTTAGATAAGAGAGAAGGAGAACTAGGTTCTGAAGGCCTAGGACTACGCATACGAGTAAAGGCAACTGGTTGTACTGGATTTGGTTATGTTCTGGAAGAGGAAACTAAACCTTCTTATGTTTGTAGAGATTTAGGTGATACCATCTTCCATGATAAGATGGTTCCTATTATTGTTGACGCTAAAAGTTTGGCGTTTGTTGATGGTACAGAAATAGATTACAAAATAGAAGGTCTTAATGAGGGCTTTGAATTTAATAATCCACAAGAAAAGGGAAAATGTGGATGTGGAGAATCTTTTAGAATATAGGAGACCAAAGTGGCAAAAAAAGATGATGAGGGCAAATTAGAACTCTCATTACGAATATTGGGTAATGAAATAATTGGTTTTAAAATGGTAGTAGATGATTTTAAAATGAAATGGATGTTATTGGGCCTAATAGCGGTTGGTGCCATATCATATATAATGGTTTCATTCGGACCACAATTAATGGAGACATTTCAATGATAGAATTTAAAGAATATCTAGCAGAAGGCGTTTACGACAGAAATATATTCAAAGCGTTTTTCTTAGCAGGCGGACCTGGCTCAGGCAAATCTTGGGTTTCAGCAAGAACATTGGGCGGTGCAGGATTGAAAGTAATCAATAGCGATTCTGCTTTTGAAATGTTGTTAAAAAAAGAAAGAATGAGTTTAGATTTCAAAGGTTATAGTGAGAAAGAACTTATACGCCGAGATGAAATAAGAGCAAAAGCAAAAAGAATGACAGCATTGAGTTTAGGAAAAGCAATAGAAGGTCGTTTAGGTCTTATTTTAGATAGTACTGCAAGAGATGTTCCACGAATAGAATCTGAAAGGGCACATATGGAAGCTATTGGTTATGACACTTTTATGGTGTTTGTCAATACAACATTAGAGGTTGCATTGAAAAGAAATCAAATGAGAGCTAGAAAACTTCCAGACGCTATTGTAATATCAAACCATAAACAAGTACAAGCAAACATAGGCAAATTGCAGAATATGTTTGGTGCTAATAATTTTAGTATTGTTGATAATAACAAAGTAAAAGAAGATGTTAATCCAAAAGTCTACAAAGCAGTAAGAAAGATGGTAAATCGGGACCCACGGTCAAAAGCCGCAAAAGATTGGGTTGCAAGAGAACTCGCCAAAAAGAGTGGTAAAGCAGGATTTTGGTCTCGGTTTAAGAGTAAATATGCTTGACTTCCTTCCAGAAATAGTGTATAATATAGTTATATTATGATGAAAAAGGGTGATAAAAAATGGCAAAATATATAAACGGCATTGAATATACATATGCAAACAAAGACGAACTTGCGTTCGGCCAACCGTTTGACGAAACTCCTCCCAATAACTTAAACACAACTGGCGCAGTCGCCAATTTTCTTAAAAAGCGTGAACTCGATAAACGAGTTGCTGATGGTCTACGAGAAAGAGAGATGAGTCGTGAAGAAGCATTTGATATGATAATGAGGTAAATTTTGATTATCGTTGATTTAAATCAGATAATGATTTCTAACCTGATGGTGCAAATCAATGGTAGAAATGCAGCCGAATTAAGTGAAAGTCTTGTTCGACATATGGTTCTAAACTCACTTCGAGCACACAATAAAAAATTCAGTAAAGAATATGGCGAAATGGTTATCGCTTGTGATAGTGGTAATGTATGGCGCCGAGAAGTGTTTCCAAATTACAAGGCTGGTCGAAAGACAACCAGAGAGAAATCAGGACACGATTGGACTACAATCTTTGAGATTATGTCCAAGATTAAAAATGAACTAAAAGAACATATGCCGTATAAAGTTGTTGAAGTTGATACGGCTGAAGCAGATGATATTATTGCAGTTTTAGTTAAAAAATACATAGGCCAGAAGATTTTGATACTATCTGGCGATAAGGATTTTATCCAATTGCATCGGAATCAGTTGGCACCAAGCAATAATCATGTAAAACAATACAATCCTGTTCTTTCAAAGTTCGTAGGAAAAGGGGAGACTCCGAGTATATATATTAAGGAACATATATTAAAAGGAGACCGTAGTGATGGAATCCCAAATGTATTGTCAGATGATAATGTTTTCGTTGAAGGCAGACGACAAAGACCTTTAACTAAAAAGAAAATAGAATCGTGGGTAAATGAAATGTTTATGACATTTACCGAAGAAGAACAAAAGAATTACGACAGAAATCGAAAATTAATCGATTTAAGTCTGATACCGCCAGAACTTGAGGCGAAAATATATAATGAGTTTGAAGAAGTTAAAGTAGCACACAGAAGTAAAATTCTTAACTACTTTATTACAAGAAAGCTTAAAACTTTAATTGAAGTTATAGACGAATTTTAACTTCAAAAGAACTGTTAAGGAGAACAAAATGGTTATAATACGAAGAAACGAAGATGGCTCTATTATAGAAGAGCAATCAACAACACAATCCCACCCAGCGTTAGCAACAAAACAAGGAATGCAAACTATGTCCGATATGGGCAGAGCAGTTCCGCCTTTGTTTAGTGAAATTGCCACTAAGATAAACAACGCTAAAGACAAACCACGAAAATTAAAAATCTTGCAAGAACACGATTCGGTGCCTTTAAGACAGGTTTGCAAAGGTGCGTTTGACCCAAACATAGAATGGTTATTACCACCAGGCGATGTGCCATACACAGCAAATGACGCTCCAGTAGGAACAGAACATACTTTGCTATCACAAGAAGCAAAGCGTTTGTATTTGTTTACTAAGGGCGGCGATAATAGTTTATCAAACACAAAGAGAGAAATGCTCTTTATACAAATGCTTGAAGGACTTTGTGCTGAAGAAGCAGAATTTTTAATAACTGTTGTAAACAAGAAAGTTAACAACAAATACAAGGGATTTACTGCAAATTTAGTAAAAGATGCGTTTGACTGGGATGACAACTTTATGAAAAAAGAGTAAGGTAAATTATCCTATATAATGGCTCTATTTAAAGCAAAAAAGTGGCACGGCGTCAGAAAAAAGACCAGTATTGGTAGACGATGGATTAAGACTTCGTCCATGAATAAACGCAAAAGGGCTTCTTTTAAGAAATATCGAGGGCAGGGGTGAAAGACATAGACACTAAAATAGATGCTATAAGTTTTTTTGCAGCAGTTATAATAGTAATGAGTTTATTCTTTTTTGTTTCTGCCCACGCTGTTGAAATAAAAACAAACACAAAACCCCTGTTTGTCTATTCTTTAAATTCGTGTATCACAGATTTAAATAAATCCATACCAACAGAAAAACAGATACCTTCAGAATTGATTGTTGCACAGGCAGTAATTGAAACTGGTTGGGGCACAAGTAGGTTTGCTAATGAAGCAAATAATCTGTTTGGTATTCGTGAAGGACTAAAAGAGTTTAAAACCAAATGTGATAGTGTTAAAGATTATATCAGAATTATAAATAAAGTGCCTGCATATGCAGAATTTAGAGAAATGCGAGCAGACGGCATAACTGATTCTTTATTATTAGCACGAACACTAAAGAAGTGGGCTGCAGACCCAAATTATACAGATTTAATCGAAGAAGTGATACAATACAATATTCGAGGCAAATATAAATTATAAAATATGCCAACATACACATTTAAAGATAAAACAACCGGAATCGAGTGGGAAAAGTTTATGAGAATGTCTGAGGTTGATGATTACAAAAAAGAAAACAATTGTTCTATTGTGATAACTGGAGTAAATCTCGCAAGTGGTCAAGGAGATAATATTGACGCTAAAACTGATGCTGGTTGGAAAGAAACATTGGCAAAAATATCAGAAGCACATCCTAGAAGTGAGCTTGCAAAACAGTATGGGAAACGACAGAGTGTTAAAGAAGTAAAAGTTGGGCAAGTTAGAGAGAAACATAAGAAAATCGCCAAACACAGGATAGAAAAGGCAATGAAACAAAAATAATCCCACATAAATAAGAGAAAAGGCATAAATATTAGAATGAAAGACCAAATAGTAATGTTACTTCTCGGACTCCTAATCGCTTTAGGCGGTTGGACAATGACACAAACATTCTCCTTATCAACGACTCAAGCAGTTATTGATGATAAAGTTGATAAGTTAGAAAGGCAAGTTGAGAAACTTAGAGAGCAAATGGACGATATGCTGAAAGTGGACGAAGAAATTATGGAACAACACGAAGATTTATTTAAACAGATTACAAATAGCCAGGGTTCTGGCACATCATATAACTACTAATGGCAGATTTTGATTTTTTAGACGGCTTTGATATGGGCGGAGATTGGGGCTTCACAGGAGTTTCATCTAAACCTTCAGACCAAACAGTCGCAGACAGTAAAGCAACACAACAGGTTGTACAACAAACATCAGAAAGTGTTGGTAAAGCAGTTTCTAGTGAAATTATTTCAAGACTAGAAACTAAACTAGACAAGATACTCAGAGAAGTATCAGCAGCATCAGGCAAGATAGATGACAAACATGAGGTAGAATTAGAGATTGCAAAATCACAAATGGACGATGAGTATGATTTGAGAAAAGACAATCTTGGCAAAATTCAAAAAGAAAAATTTGCACAATTGGAGAAGTTAATTATCCCATTGCTTGTTAAATTGGCAAAATCACCCGAGGCCTATATTCATTGGCCTAATCGTGCAGAAGTAATAGAAGCACAACTCAAAAAGATAGTAGCAATCACAAGAGGTTAATCCTCAAATACGCTTGACAAAACTTTAGTAACCTGTTATAATATACACAGTATATTAAGAAGGAGAAAGTAGTGGCTAAATCAAATATTAAAAACGGAATAACTAAAACGAAACCGAGTTTTCTTAGTAAGTGTATTCACACATTTAAATGTATATTTAACCCAGGCAGTAAAGATTGCGTGAAACTAGGCAAATCAGAACTCAATAAAATGACCAAGGCAGAATTAGAAGCACTAGGTCGTGAAAGGGGTATTGAATTAGATAAACGCAAATCAAAAGCAAAATTGGTTGAACAAGTATATAATGAATTATAATGAAGAAGTAAAAAAATTTATGACTACAATTAGTAAGGAATGGATTGACCCATTACCACAACCTGTTGTAGAAGAATGTGAAGGGTTCTATATTGTAAGAGAGGACCTTATAAATGGTGGTTCAAAAGTTCGAGCAAGTGATTATTTTGTCAGTATTTTAAAAGATATTGAAGAATTAGTTTATGGAAGTTGTCCTGCGACCGGCCACGCTCAAATTGCATTATCAGTACTTGCAAAAAGATATGGTAAAAAAGCTGTTGTATTTATGGCAAAAAGAGCTTTGGATAAATTAACAGAACAACAAAAACACGCAATTAGAGAAGGTGTAGATTTTCAATGGGTGAATGTGGGAATGTTAAATGTAACAGAAAGTCGTGCAAGAAAATATGCAGAAAAATCTGAAAAAAGGATCCTTTTTCCAATTGGAATAGACCATCCAGCGGTGGTTGCTGGTTATGCAGTAGTTGTACAACGAATGGGAATAACACCTAAAGAAGTTTGGACGGTAGGCTCAAGTGGAACACTTACAAGAGGATTACAGGCGGGATGGCCGGATGCAGATTTTCATTGTGTTTCTGTTGGACATGAAGGTGATTTTGGTAGAGCGAAAGTTTATCGCTGTCCGTTGTCATTTCCACAAAATGTAAAAGCAGAAGATATGCCACCATTTCCATCAATAAGGAATTATGATGCTAAGGCATGGAAATATATGAAAAAATATGCTTCACCTGGTGCTTTATTTTGGAATGTAAGTGCTTGATATAAATAAATAATGGAGAAATAAAATGACTAAATTGAGTGATTATATGAAAGGCAATTTTGATATGAAAACATTCAATCATATGCCACTACAGGCACTTCCAGAGGTGCATACAGAAACTATCAATAGAAAAAGATTCTATGTAACACCAGACGGAAATAAGTATCCTTCGATAACGACAGTATTATCTGGCAGAAATGCAGAAGGTCTTAAAGAATGGCGTGAACGAGTTGGTAATGATGTTGCAAATCAAATAATGAGAACGGCCGCAAAACGAGGAACTGCTGTTCACGAACTTGCTGAGAATTATTTGAACAACGAAGAACTCTCTAAACAAGATGTTTTACCACTTGCTATGTTCACTTTATTGAAGCCAGAACTAGATAATATAAATAATATTGTATTACAGGAAGGTGCTCTCTATAGTGATAAATGGGGTGTCGCCGGCCGAGTTGATTGTATTGCAGAATATGATGGCAAGATAACTGTTATCGATTTCAAGACATCTACGAAAGAAAAGAAAGAAGAATGGGTAGAGAATTATTTTATTCAATGTACTGCCTATTGCGAGATGTTTGAAGAACGATACGGTTTAGCAATCAACCAAATTGCAATTCTTATAGTAACAGAAGATGGTACTGTACAGACTTTTGTAAAAGATAAAAAAGATTATCTGCCTTTGTTACAACCAGCGATTGATGATTTCTGGGAAAAACAAGACGGATTAAAGAATTCTTTATGACGGTAATGGAGTAAACTCCATGGACCTCGGTTCGATTCCGAGCATCTCCACCAAAAGTATTTTGGTTCATCCCTAAAATATTTTTGCTGGGGATGAAATGGACTTCGACACGGAGATTGAAAGATTACAAGAGAGGATAGTCCAAAGACTTAAAACTACACAAACGCAAACTCTAACCAGTATGCTTTAGCGGCTTAAGTTGCTAGGGGGTTGCCAGTACCTTCTTACCCAAACTGGCACTTACATTAACACATGGTGAAAATATGATACATTTTTGTTTCGGTAATGGTAACTCAAGAAAAGATTTTGACCTCGATGAATACAAACAACACGGTACAGTAGTTGGCTGCAATGCAGTTTACAGAGATTTTACTCCTGATATTTTAGTTGCATTAGATTCACCAATAGGACACGAAATATATCGTTGTGGATATGCACATAAAAATACTTCTTATTTGGGATATTGGACGCCAATACCAACAGAAGTTGCTGAAGAAATATTAGAGTCGGAAAAAGGACCAGTATCAATCTCGCCTGGCGACTTAGGTTTCACTAACCAAGTGGTTTATCATGGTGCTGATGGTGTCTTTACATTTACTAAAGGTGTTAAAGGCATAACATATATAACAGGAACAGTTGAAGGTGATAAAGCAAAAAATATAGAACCAAATATAGGCGAATTTGCTTATGCAACAGGCACTAGGGCGATTCATTTGTCGTGTGAACTTGGTGCGACAGAAGTTTACATTATTGGTTATGATTTGTATTCAATAGACGATAATGTAAACAACATTTATGCAGGCACTCGCTGTTATGTAGATAAAGATACACCATTTAAAAGACCTGATAATCCAGAGAAAGACGATTTACATCACTGGATTAAACAACATAAGAACACATTCGATACATTTAAAGACACAAAGTTTTATAAAGTTAATCCAAATCCTATTGGGACGAGCCCGATAGATGTTGAAATAGAAGAATGGAAAGATTGTGAGAATTTAGAATATATTACATTTGCAGAACTTAATAACAAATTTTTACCTTTTTAAAATTATGAAAATGATTATCACACCCAATAAGTTTGCAATACTTATTGAAGAAACAGTTAAGAATAAAAAAATGAGTTATATGGACGCCATTCTTTGGTATTGTGAGAAGAATGGAATTGACCCAAGTGATTCTAGAAAATTAGTGAACAAAGCATTGAAAGAAAAATTGACCTATGAGGCACAAAGTTTGAATTTATTGAAAGAGAAGGTTTCACAACTTCCAGTATAAATGAATGGTTTCGAGATATATAAAGTCTATTTGGCAGTCAAACTCCACTTTACAAGCAAAAACCAAAGCTATGACTTTCATAAGCACGGCGGACGGACAACTGCGAAACTGGAAACCTTTACTAAAAGAAGGGATAGATACTTCTTTCACAAACTTAGTCAATCTTATAACAGTAGCAATATTGTTGATTACTTCGTTAGCAATTTCGTTAATAATTCTAATTTATGGGTTGGTGATATCATTGGCAACACAGGTGATGAAAATTATAGAGAATGGTCGAAAAGAATAGAAGCGTTACATTATTATTATGAACAAGATATTGATTATTTGATAGAAAGAATGATAGCAAATGAAATGAGTTTTGATGATATATTCATATCTAAAAATGGTCAACATCCACCAATATTGAAAATGGTTTTATCTAAACGAATAAATCTTGAAACTTTTGTAATATTAGAAGATTTATTGTCATTTTCAACACGATTGAACAAAGATATTTCAGAAACAGTATTATGGCCTAAATTGTGCGATAGAATAGAACGATATAAGCCATTTTTACACTATAATATCACAAAATATAGAGTAACATTGAGAAATAAACTAAAGGAGTTGCAATGATGTTAAAAATAATAGGACTTGCTGCTCTTATTTACATTTTTATAGAAAGTTTGCCATTAATTCTTGAAATTGGGCATAATTGCATGGGAATTCACTAAATTCGCTTGACAAGAGCAAGAATTTATAGTATAATATATCATATGCAAGAAAATTGCGGAAGTAGTGTAATAACAACATGACAGCTGTCCAAGTTGTAGATAGAGGTGTAAATCCTTTCTTCCGCTCCAATCATGCATATAGTTGTTATAAATATAAAGGTGCGAAGAATACAGCACAATACATACAATAATACGAATACAATTACATACAGGAGATACGAATACAATGACACAAAGTATATCAGCGTTAAAACGCTCAAAATCAAATCTAGATACTCTAGTCAGCGAACTTGCAAAAGTAGCTGAACCTCAAAACAAACAATCATACCAAGATGATAGATTCTGGAAACCAGAACTAGACAAATCAGGTAATGGTTATGCTGTTTTTCGTTTTCTACCGGCAGTTGCAGGAGAAGATTTGCCGTGGGCAAGACTATGGTCCCACGCATTTCAAGGTCCTGGCGGTTGGTTGATTGAAAACAGTTTGACAACTCTCAACAAGAAGTGTCCAATTAGTGAAGCAAACACTTTACTTTGGAATTCTGGCGTTGAGGCAGACAAAGAAATTGCTCGTAAGAGAAAACGCAAGTTATCTTATTATGCAAATATTCTTATTGTTAGTGATTCAAAACATCCTGAAAATGAAGGACAAGTTAAGTTATATAAATTCGGTAAGAAAATCTTTGATAAGATTACCGAGGCGATGAAACCTGAATTTGAAGATGAAACACCAATTAATCCATTTGATTTTTGGGAAGGTGCAAACTTTAAACTGAAAATCAGAAAAGTTGATGGATATTGGAATTACGACAAATCAGAATTTGATAGCCCGTCTGCTGTCTTTGACAATGACGAGGCAATTGAAGAATTATGGAATAAACAATATCCATTAAAGCCATTTCTTGCACCAGAAAACTTTAAATCATATGATGAATTAAAAGCGAAGCTTGATAAAGTTTTGACTGGCGTTAGAAGTACCGGTACTGCTGAAGATGTTGCCATCCCACCGGCAACAGCGACAAATGTACCAAATGTAGCAGAAACGGTAAGTTCACCGTCCACTTCAACAACTGATGATTCAGACGAAACTTTGAGTTATTTCAGTAAGTTAGCAGAGGAGGACGAGTAATCTCTCCACCTGTTTTTACTATAAAAGGGTTAGAAACTTGGTTTTCTAACCCTTTCTTTGTCTAAATAATAATACAATATTATGGGATGGAACTTGAGATATCAAATCTTTAAACACATAAGGAGAATATATGTTAGATAAAATCACACACGGCGTAGCAGCCGCAACCGGTATAGGTATATCGTTAATTAGCTTAGCTATCGTTTTACAGATAGTATTTGGCGGTTCAGTACCTTTCTTAGGCGGTGATGTTATTGGTACTATTATCGGTATCGTACATCAGCTTGGAGACGCTGGATTAGTTGGTCTAATTTCTGCAGGAATACTTTGGAAATTACTAACTTCAGATGATGCATAACAATATGACAACTCTGAAAGGATTAATACACATTTAATCAAACAATATAATGACAAAGAGGGGACTTAATCGGTCCCCTTTTTTATGGCATAAATTCTTATAAATAGTAGTATGAAAACACTATTCAATATGCTTCTGTTTGCATTGATGGTTTTTAGTACTACGACCACAGCAGGTGATTTGACCTTTGGATTTAAAAATCCATCTTTTAGTGGCACAGGCTATTCTAGTCATGTATTATCAATCGAGCAACTGCAATTCCAAAGAGAAGAAGGAGTCAAAGACGACAAAACAGCGGCCGAAAAGGCAGCTGCTAGAGCAGAAGCAAACACAACCCTTGCTAAGTTTGTAACGAATGTTGAAAGTCGTATATTTGCAAACTTATCGAAGCAAATGGTTGATAATATGTTTGGTACTAATTGTACTCCATCTGATGATAATGTAGCAGATGATGTAGAATGTCCGACTTCAGGCTCAGCAACTTTACCTGACGGCTCTACAGTTTCTTGGTCAAAAGATGATACAGCAGAAACAATTACATTAACAATTGTTGATGCGGCTGGTGGCATAACACAATTGATTGTACCAGTTGGTGATTTTAAATTTTAAAAGGTGATGAATATGGAATATCTTGCAATAGCTTTATTATCGTGTCTGGTAGGCGCCTGTTCTATTAATCAAAAGACAGAAGCAATACAAGGTGATATGCCGTTTATAGAAGGCACACCAACCAAGACATTGTTACAAGAGATGCCTGAATTGATAAACACTCCAACAGACGGAGATGGTAATCCAGTAAAGATTACAGTTGCTGTCTATAAGTTTCCTGATGTTACAGGTCAGAGAAAACCAGTTGGATTATCAACAGCAGTTTCACAAGGAGCTGATGTTTGGGTTATACAGGCATTGATGGCAGTCAGTAATGGTAGTTGGTTTACGGTTGTCGAGAGAGCAAGTTTAGATAATGTAGTTAAAGAACGACAACTAATAAGAAGTACGAGAGAATTATATGATGGTGCGACCGGAGTAGATTCATTACAACCTATGCTATTTGCTGGACTACTACTAGAAGGTGGTATTGTTGGTTATGACACGAATACGACAAGTGGTGGCGCCGGTGCGAGATATTTTGGACTAGGTTCGCACGAAGAATATAGAACAGACCAAGTAACTATTTCACTAAGGCTCATTGCAGTACAGACAGGCGAGATTTTATTAACTGTATCATCAACGAAAACAATTGCAAGTATTAGTAATGGTGCTGATGTGTTTAGATTTTTAGATTTAGGCACAAGAGCATTAGAGATAGAGTCTGGCAATGCGGCTAATGAACCTGTCAATTATGCAATTCGTACTGCAATTGAATATGGAATTTTACAAATGCTTTATGATGGTAAAGAACAAGGACTTTGGGAATGGGAAGTACCAATAGTTGAAGAAAAGATAAATATAGCCGACTCAGATATAGAACTTGATGAGTGGGCAAAACATCCAATTTCGGAGAAACAAGGAGAGTAACTTGAGATTTTTAACTTTCTTTATTATGTTTCTGATGAGTATGTCAGCGATGGCAACAAATAAAATTTATGTAACACAGGCAGGCGCTTCATTAGTGTTTGATGTGTTGCAAGACGGCGATGGCAACATGATTGGCAATAGCACAACTGCATCTACCGCCAGCGGTTCAGCAACGAACTTTAATATCGACCAGATTGGTAATAGTAATATAATCACTTTTGATATTCATGGTGATAGTTTTACTGGTGTGTGGAGTACAACAGGTAACAGTAACAATATTGATTTCAATTGTGATTCTGCTGACGCTACTTCTGGATGTGATAATGTTCATGCTACAATCACCTTTGCAGGTAATTCACAAGATATTGATATAGATGTGGGTCTTACTTCTTCAAAGTCAGGTGATACTGCTGATATTGATATTGTTGGTCAATCAGGTACAGACAGTACTGTTGTTAACGCTACAATTGATGGCACAAGTGCAATATTAAGATTAACAATTGATGGTGATTCAAATAACTATCTAATCAATATTGACGATAATGGAGATGTCAACGGTCATACTTTAATTATGACACAAACTGGTATCACAGCCGATGTTGATGTCGTTCAATCAGGTAACTATGACAACATAGCAACATATGTAACAACTGGTGATTCACAGAATATTGATATTACACAGACTGCTGGTGGCTCAGCAACAGTAACAACTAGTGGAAGTACAGCCTCTGCTGTTAAGACTGTCAATCTTCTTCAGTCAGGTCACGCAGTATTCAACACAGACGGAACCATTCTTGGACAAACTTCATCTGGTTTAGCAGGTGCTGGCGGTACATATGATATTGACCAAACAAGTACAGGCACAATTAACTTAGATGTGAATAGTGCAAGTGCGGATGTCAGTATTGAACAAACGAGTAGTGGTACGGTTCATGTAGATGCTGCTGGTTCAAGTTTTACAGCTGATATTGACCAAGATAATGCAAGTACAATTTCATTACACCACGATGGTGCAAGTGCAGACTATGTTATCTTACAAACTGGTGGTAGTGGTGATATATTAACTCTAACAGTAAATGGCGCTTCGGCGAATGTAGATATTATCCAACGAGATTAATGTGCGACTTTTTATTATATTATGGTGCTTAACTTTTAATGCATTTGCTGCTGGTGTAATTGGTGATGTTATATTACACACAGGTAATGCCGTTATTGAACAAGAGGGAGTTGATGTTGAATCTGAGGAAGGTTTAGATGTATTTTCATATAATACTGTTAAGACTGGTAAAGGTAAAGTTGCCATTGGGTTTATTGATGATACGAGAGTTGATGTAACTGAACACTCTAAATTAATTATTGACGAATTTGTTTATGACCCAAATACAAAGACAGGTTCGTTATCACTTAAAGCAGCTCTTGGCACAATACGATATGCATCTGGTCAGATTGCGAAAACAAGTCCAACCGAAGTCCAGATAAAGACACCAACTGCAACGATTGGTGTTCGTGGTACAGACTTTACAATGACAGTAGATGAGATTGGTAGTTCCACTATTATTCTTTTGCCGTCATGTGATACGAATGGTTTTTGTTTTGTGGGCGAAATAACAGTTGAGTCTGATGCTGGTCAGATTATTATGAATACAGCTTTCCAGGCAACAGTTGTTGATACGATTTCAAGTCCGCCATTGAAACCTGTTATTTTGAGTTTAGAAGAAAACTTCATTACTAATTTATTGATTATATCACAGCCAAGAGAGATTGAAGAGGCAGTACAAGAAGCTGAATATCAAAAAACTGCTACTGCACTTGATGTTGATTTGTTAGCGTTTGATGAACTCGACAAATCAATGGAAGATTATATTAAAGAATTAGAGGATGAGGAAGAAAGATTAAACCAACTTGACAGAGATTTTTTATCGCAGAACTTTTTAGGCAATATTCTAGACCAATTGAATTTACAATTGGCATTAGCAATGGCAAAAACAGGATTAGAGAAGAAGAAAGCAAAGGGTGATATAGTATTAGGTTTAGATGAAACAACAGGAATTACCATATTAGATGAGGACCCTCAATGGTACTGGCACAGAGAAGCAGCAAGTGGTAGTGTTATAGAATTAAGACTTGAACAGGCAAATAGTTATTTAATGAATATAAATGTGGGAGATTTTGAACTAATAGATTTTGAACTAGGAGGAACAGAGAGTGAAATCACTATTATTCAAAGCCAGTAGTATTCTACTATTGTGTCTGCCTGTATTTGCTAATAATGAAATATACATTACTCAAGTCGGCACAAGCAATAGTTTCACATTAGATATTTTACAAGATGGCAATGATAATGTAGTACAATTATCTGTATCACACGACAATAACTCAATTGATATTGACCAAGAAGGAAATAATAATACGATTAGTTGGGTTTCGTATTGGGGCTCTGGTCAAGGTTGGGGTGGTGATTTAGATGGTTCAAGCAATACTTTAAAACTTGAACAATATAATACAACAGGCACAGATGCAAATAGGATAGGGTTTCATATACCAAGTAGTAATAATACTATTCATCTTTGTCAAGGTAAAACATTTGACAACTCATCTGATACAACTTGCGAACCAACCACATCATCTGAATATGGTGGACACACAATTGATTTAGATATTCATTCTGGCGGCACAGATTTAAAAGGTTCACAAGAAACTGGCACAGGCAATGCAGACCACTATGCAAGAGTTTATACTTACGGTGGCGATAATAATGACATTTTCTTTAAACAATCAGGTAATGGAGATAAATGGTTATCATTAATAGTAAGAACTGATAATGGTGAACAAGATGTTATACAAGCTGGTAATGGCGACCATACAGCAACAATAGATTTAACTGGTTCTTATACAACAGATTTATCATTGACTCAAAATAGTAGCTCAGATAAAACATACACACTAACCAATAATTGCCAAACAACTTCTGGTTGCTCAGTTACAGTTACTCAGAACTAATATAAATATCTTTATGAAGAAAATATTATCCCATTGGTCAATTGCATTTGTTACTCTTTTAGCATTGACTTATATTGGATTTCAGGATCCTTGGGTTAAAGAAATACTCAGACTCAAATCATTTGACTATGTACTGCAAAATGAAGTAAAGACTCCTTCTGAAGCAGTAACAATAGTTACCATAGACGAACAAGCAATAGAGAAACACGGTCAATGGCCTTGGAAACGAGATGTGCTTGCTCAACTCATCCTTGATTTAAGAAATGCACAAACAGGCATTATCGTTATGCCGATATTGTTTAGTGAAGAAGATAGAATGGGCGGAGATGATGCATTTTGCGAGGCATTGGGTTATGGTACAGTTATTGCACAAACAGGCACAACACAAAAAACAACTAGTAATGCAGTACCACGAGGTGTTGC